TGAATCTCCAATGATTACAAATAATGTTAGTATAAGGGCGAACCAGTAGAACTCCTTGCTCTCCCCTTCCAATACGATAAAGTTCACGAGTTTCCGTATCTGTAAAATCAAGTTTTTTGTAATCGAGGTCATAGTCAAATTCTTTCATAGCCAATTTGGTTGTCTGGATGGGTCACGTAAATAATTAAATGCAACCCAAGGTTTGGACGATATATAACGTTTGTAAGCAGTAAAAGTGTCAATGCTTGTGTCATATTTAAACTCATCGGGCATAGCACGTGTAAAGGATGTGGGTGGTGGGCAAGATGGAAACATAATATCGGCACACTCAATAGTATGCTGACAACTATGAACCTTGTTGTATCTGTGTGTATACTCTGCACACAATGCAAGACCATGTTCTATTAACCAATAGAAGTTAGTCTGTGCCCAAATAGTGCAAGGATGATTACGAAATGCACCCTTGTCTGTTTTGTATGGTGTACCATCTAACTTAGGTAATGTACCAAAACCATGACCCCACTTCTCTGATGCAACAATAGATAACATTTGACATGTCTCTAGTGGCATCTTGACAATATGCTTATCTGGTAAGCACTGTGCTGATACTATTGGTGATGGGTCAGTAACAAAGATGTTCATAATATAATGATAGCAATAACTTACTGTTCTGTCAATTGGTAGTGTGGTCTGACGTAATGGTCATTCCAATGTCTGATGTTACCACCCACGATGAAGCAGTTGGTGATGATGAGTTGTAAGAAAATGAAGGTTCGGATCATGGCTATGATATCTGCTTCCTTATCACTCTTGCCTTCCTTCTGACCTAGTGCCTTTGCCCAGATCCTCCAGACCTTCTTCATTTTCTCTTCTTCCTTTTCTTCTTGCTTGACTTGAATACACCAAGTGAGTTAAGGATCAACAGTGTTGTAACTGTCCAGAATACTACGTACCAACCATTCATTTTATGCGAAGTTTAAAGCTATTGATATTCGGTCACCATCAAATACTGAAGGAGGAACCGAGTGTTGCAAGTTGGATCTGAATATTATTACAGTTCTTTCTTGCGGAGGTGCGATCAAAACGTCTTGATTCAATGGTGTAGGTTCCTTCTTATTCTTAGGAGGAAGCATACTACCCATGTCAGGACGCTTAAAATATGTACCTGCTGCACCAGTAGGTACTTTTACATAATATATTGCGGAGAATATATTATATGGATGCATGTGGAACTCTTGATACCTTCCACTACTGTATACATTATACCATGATTCCGTGCATTCGTAAAGATCATGTGAACCATACTGTTGTGCAAACTCCTGTACACACGCACCAATACGTTGAACTAGTGGTTTAAACTCTAGATACTCCGCAAGGTCGGTGAGGTGGAAGCAATTATCAGGTGATGAAGTGCTGCTCATCCAATCAGTTACGTTACCTTGCTTGAATACATCACGCAGTTTGTATATCTTATCGCATACTATGTCATTCTCTTCCGCAGATAATATATCAGGTCGTGCATATAGACCTACTGGAAACACATGTGTCACGTAATTAGTGACAGGTGCTATGTTAATCGTCATCCTCTGCTTTAAATACTAATAGTTCATCACCATCTTGCACTTCCTTCATCTCAGGATGCACTGGTTTCCGTGGTTTATCAACATACTTGTCCATTTCTTTAAAGACATAACCCATAGACCTCCACATAAATGCAAAGGCAGCACCTGCTGTCAGTGCAAAACCTATTCCAAATATGAATACCGTTACATCATTCATAGGTCTTCTAGTCTAGGTTCTACCCAATGTTCTGTATTGTCAATACCTGCTGCCTTAACATACCGCATGATGTGATCATCTATCTGATGATATATGGGATGTAGATCTAAATCCATATTAATATCATGTGCTATCTGTGCCACTTGTGCTTCAGTTAAGCAGTGGTCTGGATGCAACAAATCACAGGTTGGTATCCTGTGTTCAATTAATTCATTAAGGTTAAGTCTAATTTCGTAGTCTCTATATACTGGCATGTTTCTACTGTGCTAGAAGGGGTCAGAGACCCCTTGTGGGGTCTTAAACGTACTTGGTAGGTAATGTTGATCTGTCGTAAAGATAACCACCTGACCATGTGCAGTTGATTGGATTAAGGATATACTCTCTATCCTTGATTATTCTTAAGTCCCATCTTACTGGATACTTACCTGTTTTTGTTGGTGCATTATAACCTGCAGGCATATACACCTCACCTGTCTTCTTATCTATAAATGCATGAACAGTGCTGTCTTTGTACTCTGTCTCGTGTCTGCCAAACTCTTGCATAACGATCTTGATGTACTTGCGACCTGTGTATGCTACAAATCTGTTTAGGTTAGCAGTACCAAACGCAATCTTGTCTAGTTGCTCCTCATGATACTCTGAATATGATCTCTCATCCGCAAGAGATCTCTCGTGCATTTGGATTGATTGCTTTTTGAAGTTTAGATCTAGTGCGTCGCAAAGATCTTTAGCCCAACCTTGTACTCTTTCTTCGAGTGTTGCAGGTGCGGTTGCTACTGTCATGTGTCTCCTGTTGTTTATATTACTATTATAGTATGAATCATGCGGATATGCAAGCTATTGTGACACTAATTTAATCGTCCCAATCGTCATCCCAATCCATTTCTTCCTCTTCACCAAACATTATATCATAACTCTCCGCATCTTCCTCATCAAAGTGATTGATGTGCCACTGTAATACACGATATCCTTGCAGACTACTGAATGTTATGGTACTATCTCCCTCATTCATAGCGAACCCACGCTTCAACCACTCCGTTAGTTCATGCTCTGGGTATGCTGCTATCATCATATCGAGTAACTCCTCGAACCTATCACGTTCAAGATGCTTATACTCTAGCGGAGGATGATCCAAATGATCTTGCCATACTGGTGTCCTTCCGTCCTCTATGAACATCATCGCTCAAATACCTCAATGTCCTTGGATAACCATTGATGACAATAGTTGATTAGCTCCTCTTCTAGTGACATGGGTTCGTTCATAAACTCTATCAGGTAACCTGGTTTCTCAAATTCTAACACATCAAATTCAGATTTGGCAACTCTGGGTGATCCTTCCGAAATATTCTGTTCACCGAACTTACAATTCTCCGTAGGTACGAGTATGGACTGTGGAGATAGTGGCATAAACATGGTACTGCCCTTGCATTTATGTACTAACCTACGCAATAAAGGTATCTGATCCGCATCTGGATCAGCACCAATACAGATAGCACTACTATTTTCTGTCAATGATGTGAACCTAGTCATCCCAGATACACGAAAACTGAGGTTAGCACCAGGTCTATACCTCAGATACTGCGGGTATCTTGCTGTCTCACTCATCCATATACCATTAGGAAACACTAAACACCTACTATGCATATAGAATCGAAGCACATAATCTACAGGAAAATCGTTTGCCCGATCACTCCACATATCCTTGACCATATCAAGGTGCTCTTGTTTAATATAATGTCTGTACTCTTCTGGGTCATCCCCGAAGAACTTGAAACCTTTACCGCATCCTTTATGATATAGTACTGTGAGGTTCCCTAAGGAATCACTCAAAGTGTATTCACTCTGCATATTTTACCTATCTACAATTTCTATTAGACCTTCTTCTATCTGATTTAACCATGATTGCGTGAAGTGTGCAACATCTGGCTCCTCATTGATAAGGAACTCAAGTATTAATGTTGGTTCATCCACTGTTATCTGCACTGTATCTGGTTCCGAAATAGGAAATGGATAATGTGCGTACACCTTTTGCTTATGATAGTAGATATCTTTCATTGCTACTATTATACTACCACTTGGACTTGGTGTAAAGCTGTCGTGTTCATCTATAATATGTACCTTTCTGTTACATGCAGTCATGTCTTCCATACCTGAGCACGCAACCTGTCCTCCCTGTTCTTGACTAATAAGGCGGTTGAGACCAGGAAAACGGAAATGAGTGTGTGAGTTGGCATGATACAGCAGTGATTTGTGTGCAGGTTTTAGTGAATCACTTCTCCATGTAGTACCAAATGATACTGTTCTATGATGTACTTGATATGTCTGACCACATTCCCGTATAATATCCTCGTAACCTGCAACCTTCCCGTTTGGATTGTTCTTTATATGTCCAGATACAATATCATCTTGTGTCTCAAGCATGATCTCCTTGACTGGATCAGGGTCATTACCAAATACTTTCTTACCTTTACGTGCATCATGACATGCAAATACACTAACACCAAACTGTGCTATTGATTTACCGAATGTGTACTGGGCAATTCGGCTATCCTGTGTGTTCGCAAGATTGTCCATACTACTCCTCTTCGGATAGTGCTTTGCTCAATGCCTCGAACTGTTCATCAAAGTCATCTTCACTGTACACATTTACAACTGTAGTTGCAGCAACAACTGGATCAACGTTTTGTATACCCTTCTTTGCCATTGCTTCCTTATGTTTCATCAATGCTTCCATGGGTACTGACTGTACCTGTCCAAGCATTTGACTAAGAACTAAAGTAGTTGAAGACATATCACATTCTTCTAACTTACCCTTCTCAACAGCAGAATATACTTGCTCTGCTATCTGAAACATTAATGGTTCTTCTGTTTCTGGTTTCAATGAATCAAGATCCATGTATAAAGGACCATACCAGTCATCATTCTTTAATGTCCCATCATTAAAGAAAACCTCAAAGGTTTTATCCTCTGGATTATAATTTTCGCACTTGAATGTTGGTGCAACAGCAGCATCCATTCTAAATTGCGGATCTATGTCTTCTAAAGCCATTT